CGGAGATACTGAGGAGTACTACTATGACACGACGGAAGACTGGGCGAAGCTCTATGGAGATCGAGACTCGGATATACCGGGATCTGCGATATTAAGTCAGGGGTGCTGAGGGAACCAGAAAAAAATCCTCCGGAAAAAAAAGTTCTTAAATAAAGAGGTTCACGATGATTACACGAAAGACGGCACTAGCAGCATTAGACCACTACTATATGTTTCATGATGTAAGTAAATTTGAGTATGCTGGATTTACTGGTGAGCGTGCTTTCGAGTTCTACTGTACTGTCAATGATGAGTTCTTTCTCGAGTTCATATGTGCGTATCTGGACTTGTCTCACGGTATCGAGGCTGAGTATCCAAAGGTCGAAAAGATCGAAAAAAAAATTTAAATAAGTGCATTTTTTCCTTTACATCTAAGAAAAAACATGGTATAATAGTACTATAAAATTGAAAAGGGAGTTTTATTATGAAAGTATCTATTACATTTAACAACAACTACGGTGCAGTTCCATTCACAGCAGCTTGTGTTGATACACCTTGTACTGATGTACAAAAAGCTCTTGAGTATGCATTCGATAGAACACAGAATGTTTTCTATTCATGGTCAGAAAGAGGACACGATGATGTTACTGTATGTCACTATAATGCAGATGGTACACCTCTTCGAAGTTCTATGGTTGGCGATGAGTTTGCGGTATTTACATCTGATTATAAATTTCAGAAGTTTATCTGTGATCGAGCTGGTTGGAAGGAGATTGCTTAATGGCACATCAATCAGATGAGATCAACACATTCAAGCATCCGTTTGTTGGAGTTATGTGGCCTGTCACCGGATCACGTGGTGACAGTTATCAGGTTCGCATGTATGATAGTGGATTTGATTGTACATGTATTGCATTTCGTAAGTGTAAACATATTAAAAGTGTTGAGGATAAAATACTTGGAAAAAAAAATGCAATTAAGTGAAAATAATCCTTTACATTTGAGAGAAAATAGTGTATAATAATACTATAAAATTGAAAAGGGAGTACATTTCATGAAACTATTTATCGCAGCACTTTTGATATCAACCGCAGTTATTGCGATTGGAGCAATGGAAGACCCATGCACCACTGAAGGTTTATCTTCAAGTTGTATTGAACGAAATTTAAATAGCCAATAGGAGGATTATATTATGGCACACGAAGTTGAAACTATGGCATATGCAGGCGAAGTACCGTGGCACGGTCTTGGAGTTCCTGTATCAAACGATCTGACACCAGCACAGATGATGAAAAAAGCTGGCCTTGACTGGACGGTCGATCAGATCGATTCATACGCAACATTACCAAACGGTAAGAAGGTTGCTACTGGAATGAAAGCTCTCGTAAGAAGTTCAGACGATAGAGTTCTTACTAACATCGGTCAGATCTGGAATCCAGTTCAAAACGAACAAGCCTTTGAGTTCTTTTCAGAGTATGTTCTTGCTGGTGATATGGAGATGCATACAGCAGGTTCATTGAAAGGTGGACAAATGGTATGGGCTTTGGCAAAAGTTAAAGAATCATTTGATCTTTTCGGTGGTGACACTGTTGAGTCTTACTTACTTTTCTCAAATCCACATCTTTACGGTAAGTCTATAGACATTAGGTTTACTCCAATCAGAGTTGTATGTAACAATACTCTTTCACTTTCACTCGATCAAGAAGCTCAAAGATCAGTTAAAGTTGGTCATAGAGTTGAGTTCAATTCTAAAGAAGTCAAGAAAGCTTTAGGCATTGCTTCTGATAAGTTAAAGACTTATAAAGAAATGGCTGAGTTTCTTGGTTCTAAGAGATACGATATTGATTCTCTAGTTGAGTACTACAACACAGTTTATCCAAGAACTGCAGATAAGAGAGTACAGAATAAATCTCTATCTTTAGAGACTCTTTCAAAGAATGCAATTGCATGTTACGATGCTCTAAAGCAACAACCTGGTGCAAAGTTTGCCGAAGGTTCTTGGTGGCAAGCATTTAACTCAGTGACTTATGTTACTGATCACTTACAAGGTAGAAACTCTGACAACAGACTCTACTCTTCATGGTTTGGTGGTAATCAAATCAAAAAAAGAAATGCACTTAACACAGCATTAAAATTTGCGGAAGTAGCTTAATGACTGACGGTCCTTTAAAACAAGCTTTTGATCTCCTGGATACAGACGGTGTCTTATCCAGGGAGCTCATCACTTATCGCATTAGAAATGGCATGGTCGTTAAACAAGTTGCAGGTCGCAGATATTCTGATAACGATTATACTGACTATAATAAAACTGAACCACTAACTAAATTGGGAGAATAGAATAATGTTACTAGTGTTACTTCTTGCAATGTTTAGCATTGATACACAAGAGTTTAGAGAGACTGCAAATAAGCAGATGAAAGAAGGCTATAAATGGGAATATGTAGGTAAGACGCCGGCGTCTGGTGTTCCTGCTATTACTATGAAGTCTAACGGTGAAGAATATATTTTATGGAAGTTAAAATAATGGATCAAAAAACTAAAGACTTTTTCTTTTGGGTAACTCTAGCGACTGCAGCGTTTCTCACAGTATCAGGAAAAGTTAAAGCTAATGAAAATAATATAAGAGATCACTACAAGACTGTAATAAAGCAAATGCCCTATACAGTCGAAGTCTGTAGAGATAGAGTCACATCAGGTGACAAAACCGGAGATGCTCTTGCCGGAGCAATTATCGGTGGAATCATAGGCAATAATATAAAAGGAGAAAAAGATGGCGGTGCAATCGGAGCTCTTATTGGCGGCATGCTTGGTCATTCAAATAGTAGCGCTAGTGGCGATGTTAAGACATACTGCAGCAATCAAACGCGTTATAAGGAAGAGTCTAGAACAGTATACTCTCACTCAACAATCTCTTTCGAATACGAAGGGAAAACTTACACAGTGAGATTTAGAAAATGAAAAAACATAGACCAGAAATGATAGCTGCATGGGCTAAAGAAAATGGTATTCGAGGATACGAACAATACGATCCTCAATACCGAAACGAACAAAGAACAAAATCTTCTCAAAAGAAAAAGTTTAACAAAAGTGTAACATATAAAAGCCGTAGTCGTTAATACATAATAGTATGGACAAATTAATTAAAAAGGTTAGTAAGATGGAACTAGGCAATCCGGTTATCACGGCACTTGTTGGACTTGTAGTTTTTTATATAGGTCTTAAAATGTTTTCTGGCGGAATGAAATCAATGGGGAACATGGAACACCTATCCTGGTTTACCGGAAATATTGTTTATATGTTTTTAGGTGGTATCGTTATGACTCTCTTATGGCAGTCTTCGAGTTTATCTACTACCGCAATCATTGCTCTTGTAGCATCAGGCGCTGTCCCATTACCAGCAGCAATTGCAGCCGTTCTTGGCGCCAATATCGGAACAACTGGTACAATTTGGTTAGCGGGACTTCTAGTTTCAGATGGAATGCCAAAAGGTGATACCTTGCGTATCGCTATGGCTCATACTGGTGTCAATCTCTTTATGGCTATGACACTATTACCGTTTGTTCATCACATTGCTCGATTCCTTGGTCGCTTTTAAAAATAAATAATTCCTAATTAACGCGCCTTCGGGCGCTTTTTTTATGTACAAACTATTATAAATAGTGTATAATGTAACTAGAGGAAAAGCTCATGCAAAGATTTAGAACATTTTTAAAGGAGATGGCAGCCGTGAATGTAGCAGATTTAAATACTGAATTTATAAGTAAGGCAGAAAGAGTTATTTCTTTTAATTTATCGCCTAATAATTTTACAAGTCTTGAGTTTAAAAACGAAATACAATATCTTATAAAGAAACATTATTTTCCAAAATTTGATTTATCTAAAACTCTTAAAGGACAGCCTTCAGTAAAAAAATTAAATTCTTTAATAGAGCCATTAAAATCGCAATATCCTTCAATGTATAATAAGTTGCATAATTATAATTTAAAAGGAGTTGGTCCTGGTGAGGCTACACTTTATTTTTTACTCGATGATGGTTACTTAGGAGGTGGCGCTTCAGGCGGCGTGGATATGACAGTAGGTTCAACACCATATGAAATAAAAGCTGCGCTAGTCAATCCTGCAAAAACTCATGTAAGCGGATTTAAACTCGGTGCAGGCGTTGATTATAAAAGAATTATTACTGAACTTATGAAAATGAAAGACGAATACGGAATAAAAACTACCGGTAAAGGTAAAGAAGAAATACCTTCAAAGTCTGGTATAATGGTGATGAGAGAAAAAGATCCAGCAAGAATGGCAAGATTAGATAAAGAGTTTCAAAAAGAATGTAGAGATTATTTTGGTAATAAGCAAGTCATATTCATATCAAATAATGCAAGCAGTAAAGTCGATCCAGAGTTTCCTGATGCTGGAAAACAAAAAGTTTTATCTGCAAGTGGTGGAACAATAATATCAATACAAAAGGTTATTCCTGCAAAATGTCAAATACAAGTTGTGACTCAAGGAGTAATTAAACCAATAATATCGTTGAAGTAAAATGATCAACTTTATAGAATTTATATCAGAACAAAAAAACACTCATATGACTCATATTGAGGATAAAGTCCTTTATGGTGGAGTCGATGGTACTAGACAAGCAATACTTGCTTTAAGATCTTTACGAGATATGGTAGGAGGAGTTAAAGATGGAAACGTCAGTGTCAAATGGGACGGAGCTCCAGCTATTTTTTGCGGTAACGATCCTCGCGATGGTAAATTTTTTGTTGCTAAAAAAGGGATATTCAACAAATCTCCAAAAGTATACAAGACTGATTCTGACATTGATGCTGATACTAGCGGTGATCTCAATTTAAAATTAAAAGCAGCATTAAAGTATTTACCGAACATTGGTATCAAAGGAGTTATACAGGGCGACTTCTTATTTGGACCAGGTGATCTTAAAACAAAAAAGATAAAAGGTAAACCTTATCTTACGTTTCACCCTAACACAATCGTTTATGCTATACCATCTGGAACTGATGCTGCAAAGAAAGCAAAGTCAGCTAAGATCGGTATTGTGTGGCATACAACTTATAAAGGAACTGATTTTGAAAATATGAAAGCTTCTTACGGAGTTGATATATCAAAGTTTAGATCTAAAGACGTGTGGTCACAAGATGCTATGTTAAGAGATATGACTAACTTTACGATGTCAAAGAAAGATACGGAGGAAGTTAATGCCCATCTTAGTAATTGCGGCAGAATATTTAATAAGATATCTGGCAGTACACTACGACAACTCGAGAATGATAGAAAGATTGCTGAAACTATTGAAACATTTAATAATACTTTTGTACGAAAAGGTGAAGTCATTGGTAACACCAAAGCCCACGTTGAAAAGCTTATACGATACATACAACAAAAGTTTCAGAAAGAGATAGATAAAAGAAAAACAGAAAAAGGTAAAGCTGTTCAACAAAAAAAATTAAATGAATTTTTAAAATTCTTTTCACCACAAAATAAAATAAGTTTAGAAATGATGTTCGAATTACAAAAATCTATTGTTTTAGCAAAATTAAAAATTATAAATATACTTAATAGACTGAATAGCACGCAGACCTTTCTTAAGACTAGCGATGGGTATAAGGTAACTGGTCAAGAAGGGTATGTTGCTATTGATAAACTTGGTGGTGATGCAGTGAAAATTGTTGACCGTATGGAGTTTTCATACGCTAACTTTTCACCAGAAATTATAAAAGGATGGGACAAGCCGGGGAGGAACTAATGGCACCATTAGACTTTAAACATTTTACGTCTGTAGATTATAAACCAGGCGAAGATGATGCAATCAAATACTACGCTCAAAAACGTAAGAAGCAATATCACGGCAATGAGAGCGTCCAATCAGCAGATAAAAAACCAGAAAAATATATTAAGGCAGACGGAAAGGTCGGTGTTAGAATGGTGAAGACTGACAAAGAAATTATTAATAAAGAATCAATAGACAATCATCCAAAGGTTAAAGCAGCTCGTAAAGCACACGCTGCTGGAACATGGGACGGTAACGTAAATAAAGAAGGTGAAGCTGTAGTGCATATTAACGGCAAGCCTCATGTTGTCACTAATAAAAGTAAAACTAAGAATTTAAGAAAAGAAGATGTTGATGAAGCTCTGAATCTACAGCAAAGAATGAAACGTTCTCGACTCATGAAAAGAATGAAGTCACGTATTGCTGTTGGTAGAAAACGTGCTATGAAAAAGATGGCTAATAAAAAGACCATTGAAAAAAGAGCATTAAGACAAGCGAGAAATCAAATTGCACAAAAGCTAACACGTGGTATTCCAAAACGTGAATTGACTTTTGCGAGAAAACAAGAAATTGAAAAAAGACTTGCTAAACCAGCTTTACAACAAAGAATTAAAAGAATAGCTAAGAAGCTATTTAAAGATGTACGTAAGAAAGAATTACAAAGAAAGAAAGGTTAATGATAAGTTCATTTAAACATTATTTGATAGAGGAAGAGAAAACCGTATTCTTTACTTTCGGTCGTATGAATCCTCCTACAACTGGTCATGAAAAATTAATGAATGAGTTGTCAAAAAAATCTGGTAAGAATCCTTATAGGGTTTACTTATCACAATCAACAGATAAAAAGAAAAATCCATTGGATTTTAAATATAAAGTTAAAACTGTTCGTAAGTTTTTTCCTAAGCATGCAAGAAGTGTGATGCTAGATAAAAAAGTAAAAACAGTATTTGATGCAGTCACTGAAATGTATAATGATGGATTTAAAAACATAGCAATGGTTGTTGGATCAGACAGAGTAAACGAATTCAATACATTGTTAAACAAATATAATGGAGTTAAAGGCCGACATGGTCTTTATAATTTCAATAAAATCAACGTAATTTCAGCCGGAGACAGAGACCCCGATGCAGACGATGTTAGTGGAATGTCAGCATCTAAGATGAGATCACTCGCAAATGAAGGAGACTTCACACAATTCTCACAGGGGCTGCCACGGAATGTATCAAATTCAGACGCAAAGAAAGTATATAATGAAGTAAGAAAAGGTATGGGACTCAAAGAACAAAAAGAGTATTTTAATAAGTTACATTTCGAGCCTGTCTCTGAGAAAAGAGAGGCATATGTTAAAGGAACTTTGTATAATATTGGTGATCGTGTTGCAATTGTGGGCAGTGACGAACTCGGTAGTGTTACCAGTCTTGGAACTAATTATGTCATTGTAGAATCTGCAGGTAAGATATATAGAAAATGGCTTACAGATATAGAACTTCTTGAAAAAGAAGGAAATCAAAAAGTCAAACAAGATCCAGATATTAAAGATAAAAAAGGCACACAACCAGCACCTTATTATAAAGGATTAGAAAAATCAACTAAGACAAAAAGACTTGCACATTTTAAAAAGTATGCAAAGATGTCTGATGACAACCCTGCAGCTTATAAACCGGCACCTGGTGATGCTACTGCAAAAACAAAACCAAGTAAGCATACTCTCAAATACAAAAAAATGTATGGTGAAGATGCTGTAGAATTAACTAAAAAGAAAATTGAACGAGAAAAAATGGTCGATAAAATGAAACACGCAAGAATGTTAGACCGTGCTAAAGTTAGAAAAATAAAAAACAGGAGTAAAGAAAATGCTTAAATTTTCAACCTACAGTGATCTTCTAGAAAATGAAGGCCTGAAGAAAAAAGCAGAGAAATCTGGTGTATCTTATGGAACATTAAAGAAGGTTTATAATCGTGGCATGGCTGCTTGGAAAACTGGACATAGACCAGGCACAACTCCACAACAATGGGGAATGGCACGAGTCAATTCATATATCACAAAAGGCAAAGGTACTTATCATGGCGCTGATAAAGATTTAAGAGATGATGTTCAGTATGAAGCACACGATCCTAAACATGTTAAACAAGCAATTGGCATCGCATCTGATCCTCGTTATAAAAAAGGTAATATGACCGGTGCTGTTAAAGCTATGAATAAAATTTCTAAAGACATAGATAAACATCCTCAAGTTGCAGCAGTTCTTAAAAGACAAAATGAATCTAAAGTAAATGAAATATCTAAAAATCTTGCAAGAAGTTACATCGGTAAAGCTTCAAGAGATGTTTATGACAAAGGTCAACAACAAGGCACAGCAAATGCAATAAGCCGATTAGGTGGACCAGATCAAGATTATAAGAAAAGTCCAGAACGTAAAGCAGCAAAACGAGTTGCTGGTATCGATAAAGCTACAAATAGGCTTATGAAAAAAGAAGCAATGTCTGATGCTGAAAAGAAAGCTCATGCAGATGCTATAGCAGCATTCAAAGCTAAAGGCGGTAAAGTTAAAAAATTAAAACCAGGATACGCACAAGGTTATCATGGTAAAGCCGATCCTGGTGCAGGCATAAAAGGTATGATTTCGAAAGATGATACCAGTCAATTTGGAACTAAGAAAAAAGTTGGGAGTATGAAATGAGTTTAAGAGATGCAATCACAAAAGTTCTAACTGAAGAAAAAGAAGAAGAACTCGAAGAAGCTACTAACATGTTTACTGATGACAGGGTTGGTTTTCAGATTGATAGATTTGCTGGTAAAGGTGGACAAACTTTCCAGATTAACTATGGAAGAGGCAAAGGTAAATTTATACAAATTCCAAAAGATGACATGAAACGTGTTATTACTCAAATGACAAAAGCAATGAACGCAAAGTAGAGGTAACAATGCCACTAGATCCAAAAGACGGAATCGGTTCTTACATTAAAGACTTTAAAAAGTCTAAGGCTCCTCAGTTTAAAGGTAAGAGCGATAAGAAAAAAAGAGATATGGCAGTTGCTGCTTATCTTGATGCTAAACGCGGACCACAAGAATCCAAGCTTGCAGGTAGCTCATTAAAACTATTTGGTCAAAAGAATAGATCATTTAGTGAGTTATCTATGAGATTAAAAACTAAAGCAAAAGTTCAAAGAGCTTTAGTTGGTCCTAGTAAAAAAGCAAGACCCGATTGGATGAGAGATACTGGCAAAGGAGCAAAGGAACTAGATAAAAAAGCAAAAGGAATAGTTGCTCTTAAGAAAAGTGATCAAACTAAAATATCATTAGCTAAGAAAGCTTTAGGTGTTAAAGAAGATACTAGCTTTAAGGTTTCTATTGATGGATTACCAGATTTATATATGAATGATAAAACACCTGGTGCATTATTACAAAAGCTTCGTAAGATTGTAAAGCAGCCATCTTTAATAAAAGATGTTGGTAGAATAACAAAAAGTAAAGTTAAGAAAGCTTATAGAGATAAAGCTCAAGGTAGAGAAGTTGCAGAAGACAATACAGTATTAGGTGATTATGGTACAACTAAGTCAGTTAAGAAAATGAAAAAGATGACACCATGCGAAAAAGAAGAAGGTTATGTTTCTATGGCTCAACAAAGAGCTGTATGGGCTACTCGTAAAGATGGTGGTAAAGGTCACCCAGATAATAAGAAAAAAAGGAAAAGGTAATGACTCTAGATAGTTTTAAAAAATTTTTCGAAGAAAAAGATCCTAGGCTCAAAAGAGCCGGAGTTGCTGGATTCAATAAAGCAAAAAGAACACCTGGGCATCCTACTAGTAGTCATATTGTTGTTGCTAAACAAGGTGATAAAGTTAAAACAATTAGGTTTGGCCAACAGGGTGCAGAAACTGCAGGAGCTCCTAAAAAAGGAGAGTCTGATAGAATGAAAGCAAAACGAAAATCATTTAAAGCTCGTCACGGCAAGAATATTGCAAAAGGGAAGATGTCAGCTGCATACTGGGCAGATAAGGAGAAATGGTAATGATAAAAAACTGGATAAAAGAAAGAATTAAAGAAAGAACATCTATGGACGGAGCAGTTTGTATTGCTCTTGGTCTTATGATTTTATTTTTAGCACCATTAGCTAAAATTGCTGCAGGATTGGCAATTGCTTATGGTGTGTGGACAATTTGGAAAGGTGAATAATGGCAAAAATGTTTAAAAATTATGTTGCTCATGAACCAATTAAACATGGAACATCAATTGGTCGTAGACCAAATACTTCAACTATGAATAAACATAAAAAAAGAAGTTTTAAAAAATATAGAGCTCAAGGTAGATAACAAATGATGCAATCTGAATCACAAGACGCTAGACTCGATCGTATAGAAGAAAAAATAGATAAGTTAGCAGACGCTATGATATCTTTAGCTCGAGCAGAAGAAAAAATATTATCTCTACAAGGTGATCATGAAAATATGCGAGAGAGATTAAATAAACTTTCTGTTAAACTAGATGAAATTCAGAAATCAGTAGACGACAATGCACGTACAGTAAGTCTTATAAATAAAGTAGTATATGCTGCAATGGTTGCAGCAGTCGGCGCTTATGTCGCCCATATGTGGATGTAAAGGAGAACACAATGGAAGAAAGTTTCAAGTATCATATACCTGAAGACATTCCAGCAAATGAAAGAACAGCCTTTCACGGCGCAGCAGCGGCAGCGGCAAAGACTGGTAAGAAATCTTTTAATTTTAATGGAAAGACTCATCCGGTCACTATGAAAAAAGATACAGCTAAAGCAATAGCAGATCAGAAAGAAAGTAAAATGACTTTTAGAGAAAAATTAATGTCAATCTTTGAGAATGACAGAGCTAAACACTATAAAGGCGCCGCTCAAGCAGAGCCAATGGATAATAATTTAAAAGGTGCTGGTGCTAAAAAAATGAAATCAGATATTCAAGGAAATGCTGCAGATCCAGATTTAGAAAAAAAATCTCATGACGATGCTGCAAAAGCAGGTAGAGCAGGACCAAGCATGAAAGCTCGAAGTAATGATAACAAAAAAGGTGATAAGAAAATAATTAATCCACCTGCTGACGAAACTAAAAAAGGTAAAGCACCTAAAATGCCAGTAGAATCATACGGTATATCAGGTAATAAAATATCAAATGGCTTACTTGATGCAATAGCAGAAGTTGATAATAAAGGTAAAATATAATGATGCCAGCACAGATGTTAAAAGAAGCTCCTACAAATTTTCATGAAGCTAAATCTGAACTTATGACAGAAGATACTTTACCTAGTGAATATGAACCAAAGACTGAAAAAGAACTTGATAGTGTTAAATTAGATAGAAGAAAAAATAAACCAGCATTAGTTGAAGAATTAAAAGAAGATCTTTAAAAATTGAATATATAATTTTGTAATGATTTTTAAAGAACTAACAGAAAAGAACTTATTGCTATATGCTGCAAAGCATTATAGTAATCCTAAGTTTGCTGATATTGATGAGTTTTATGAAGACTTAAAGAGATTTAAGTATATAAAACGTTTGCTTAATCGTTACTTGGAAACAGATGATTTAGCTTATAGATTATTGCTTAATCATTTTATAGTTGTTTTTAATATGTTTGGTATTCAAGCTGCTCTTGATATATTAGAATTAAAACTTGAAAAGCAGCATTGGCCAATAGTAAAACCATTTTTAATATTTTTAAATTATATTAAAAACGATCAATATACAGGTATTACTATGGATCCATATGTTGTTGAAAAGTTAAGGAAAATTTAATGGGAATACTAAAAGGCGCAGCAGATACAGTATATGCTTTTAGATTTATAAGAATGATGGTTCTCGATTGGACAAGTTGGGACGCTTATAAAGAAGGTGTAATTGATGAAAACGGAAAAAGAAATAGAAACGTGAAACTTGACACTGATAGCAAAAAGTCTTCTTATACTCCTTTCGTTCGCCTTGTGGCTAACATCAAAAGGCTCGTTGCAAAAATTCCAGGAGGTGGAAGTAAACTCGGATCTTTTGCGTCAGCGCTCTATCTTGTTAAAGAAAAAGCAAATCTTAGCGAAAAAGGATTAGAAAGTATTTGTGAAAAATGTAATATCGAAATATTAGATTTTTTAAATGAGAACAATGAATGGTTTTTATTAAAAAATAAACAGTTGTCTCCTGGAGTATACAGAATACAAAATCCTAAGTTATTGAATGATTCTTGTGATGAATTAGTTTGGAGTAAAGATCAAGTAAGAATAAAGGAAGAATGTTTTCCAATTGGTGATGTATTTGGTGTTGATATATATGAAGCAACTCATATTAAAACAAATAAAAGTATATATGTTACAGCTGGAGAATTGATACGATGAGATACGCAGGCAGGCAAAAAGGCAGTAAGGTTAAACCATACTCACATGTTGTAGTACAGCCTAGTGCACCTAAGTCTCGTTATACATTTAGTTATCATAGTTCAGAAGATAAAGCAAAAGCTGCAGCAAAAAAATATGAAAGATTAGTAGGTAATCCTTTAAGAGTAGTTAAACAATCTGGAAAAAGCGCAAATACAGACGTTATGGAAGAGGTTAACATGCAAGAAAATATAAAAGAATCATTATGGGATAATATACGAAAAAGAAGAGCTGCAGGAAAACCTAGATTAAAACCAGGAGATAAAAACTATCCTAAGACTCTTAATGTAGGAGAAGAAGCTCCTTCAACAAATACATCGTCAATACCAAATCCTGCAACTACAGCAATGGGCCCTCGTCTTAAAACAACTACTATGCATGATAAACGAAGAAAAAAAGATAAATTTCCAGTATTACTTAAAAGATTTAGAAAGTATATAGAAGATAACCATGCTTAGAATATATGTTCTTATATTTGTTATTGGCATGATTGGCGCTATAGGTTATGGCGCAAAGTATTATTATGACACTACTCAAAATAAAATAGCAGTTCTTACAAAAAACAACGCTACACTTAAAGTGGCAGTAGAAACATCTGAAAAAAGTATTGGTGAATTAAAAGCTAATATTACAAAGATGGCTAATTTAAATAAAACATTACAACAAGATTTACAAAAAGCTGAAGCGTACCGTGATGAATTAAGATCTAAGTTAAGTAAATTAAATTTAGTAGTTGAAGCTCTTAAAGATTCAAAAGTTTTAGAAGGAAAGATGAATGGCGCAAGTTATAAATTGTGGCAAGGGATTATGGAAGAAACTGGTAATACTAATAAGTCTGATAAGCCTAGCTGGTTGCAGCGGCCTGAGCAGGCTGGTTCCGGAACCGGAAATAAAGACGGTGACAAAGATAGAACAGATAAAGATACCAGTAGTAGCGAGACCAAAACCACTTCAACTCAATAATACTCGAGTATTCGTAGTCACAAAAGATAATTACGAAGAGTTTGTAAAAGATTTTAAAGAAGTCTATGGCGATCTTGCTTATGTTGCATTAAGCATGAAAGATTATGAGAACTTAGCAATAAATATTGCAGAAATGCGAAGGTACTTGAATCAACAAAAAGAAATAATTGTTTATTATGAAAAAGCTGTAAAACCTAAAGAGGAGAAACAATAATGGAATTCATAATAGATCAACTTGTCACATGGTGGCAATTTACTGTAGTTGGAGTATTAATTATTATTGGGTTTATAATCAACATGTTTGGCGTTGATTGTGACGATGACCTTATTGGATTTAAGTATAAAGAAATGCCAAAACTAAAACCTATAGCAATACCTACAGCAGGAAAAGGTTTCTGGGGCGCAATATGGATGTGGTTGATGGGCACACGTAATTGGGAAGTTGCAGAAGATTGGGAGTTTAAACTTGGCCGTAAATCGTATGTCATACCTCAAGGATTCACTTTTGATGGTGCATCTATTCCAAAATTCTTACACACATGGCTATCACCGACTGGTGTATTATTAATGGGTGGATTAGTACATGACTATGCTTATAAGTATGCAACATTATTAGAAGCAGATAAAGAAAAAACTATGGGTACTATTACACAAAAGAAAGCAGATGAAATATTTCGTGATATTAACATTGAGCAAAACGGATTTCACTTATTAAATTATCTCGCTTATTGGGCTTTAAGAATAGGTGGATTTGTTGCTTGGAATGGTCACAGAAAAGTAAACGCAAAAATCAAATGATTAAAAAATATATTTTAAAAAATGCACATTAAGTCCTTTACAAAAATTGTTTTTTAATATATAATAGATACAATAATCAAAAAAAGATAAGAGGTAAAAAATGCAACAGTTTGTTGACACAAGGGATTTTTTGTCTCAAACTAAGTTTTATGAAGGTTACTCTCGTTTTATAGAAAACGAAGGTAGATACGAAACTTGGGATGAGGCTGTTGATCGAGTAATTGAAATGCACGATCAAAATTATATGAATAGTAATAATGAATTATCTGAATATTTAGAAGAAGCGAGAACTGCATATAAAGAACAAAGAGTCCTTGGTGCACAAAGAGCTCTCCAGTTTGGAGGAGAGCAATTGATGAAACATCAAATGAGAATGTACAATTGTACTTCGTCATATGTCAACAGACCAGAGTTTTTTGGCGAAGTGTTTTATATCTTGTTATGTGGAGCTGGTGCAGGTTTTTCTGTTCAAAAGCATCATATTAAAAAATTACCAAAAATACAAAATAGAACAAAACAAGCAAAAGGTT